GTGCCGATCGGCTGATTTGTCGGGCCCAGGGTTTGTGACGGCAAACAGGACTTGAAGTCTGCCCAGTCCTTGAAGCGGAAACCGTGGAGGCGGCCGTTCCTCGCCTCGAAGAAGGCGACGACTGCTGCCAGATCGTCGGCGCGGCGGATGCCATAGGCGACGTCGTAGCGGCGGCGGCTGTTGGCCCAGCTGGCGTTGCGTTCCTCGGATCCGCTTGCAAGTTCAACGATCTGGGTGCGCCGCTCAGGGCCGCCGCGCGCGCCGCGGCTGATGTTGTCCGGAAACCGGACCTCGTGAAACGCCATCAGAGGTTCCTCCGCCCGGCCTGCACCGCGCGCGCGATATCTGCCGCAACCTGACTGCGGGATTGCCGGAAGCTTTCGGCGTCGCGCGCGTTGATCGTGACATTGACGGTCGAGCCACCCGCCTGGCCGTACCCTGCCGCCTCCCGGCGCGAGAGCACCCGTTCGCCGCGTTGCAGGATGGCGGGTATCTCGTCGGGCCGCAGCCCGGCCCAGCCGCCGTTGTGCATGCGCGGGGCACCCGCAAAGGCCAGCGCCGGGACCATGCGGCCGGGGCCAGGGGCGCCGACCGTGCCGCCCGCATGCAGGATGTTCGCGAAGATCCCGCCTGCTCCGCCCAGCGCGCCGGAAAGGGCGTTCGCAATCGGGCCGAGGATGAATCGTCGCGCGGCCAGCTTGGCCAGATCGGCAATCATGGACGTGACCAGGTCGCGGAAGTCGAGCTTGCCGGTCTTCACGAAGTCGCCGATGGCGTTCTCGGCCGAGGTGAAGGCCCCGACCAGGGCCTGGCCGATATCCCCGCCGATGTCGCGCGCCTTGGCGGCATAATCGGCCAGCGCGGCCGTGACGGCCTGCCAGCCGGTAAGGGCCGTGTCCGCGCCGTCGGCTGCAGTTGCCCCGGCGTCGCGCGCGGCCCCGCCCGCGCCCTCGGCGGCGGTGGCGGTCTCGTTCAGCCCGGCCGTGAGGGCATCCGCCGCGCCAGCCGCATCCGCCAGTGCGGTCTCGGCCTCGGTCCCCGTGCCGGTCACGGCATTCTTCAGCGCCTGCCAGCTGGCGAGCGGCCGACCGGCGGCATCAGCCAGCATGCCTGCCGCCTCGCGATAGCCGTCGGCCCGTGCGCGGGCATCCTCGGCCATGGCACCGAGGCCGAGGTCAGGCGGCTCGAGGTAGGTCCGAGACAACGCGGCCGAGAAGGCATCTGCGGCTGCGGCGCCTGCTGCGGTCGCTGCGCCCTCGAAGGGATTGCCAATGCGACCGAGTTCCACCGGATCGAGGATGCCGATCCGCACGCCACCTTCGCCGGTGGCCCATTCCGGAAGCAACGCAAGCGCCGCGTTCAGGGTCTCGATGAAGCTGTTGATGCGCGTGACCACGCCGTTCAGCATCGCTTCGACGCCCGAGATCAGCCCGTTCGCAGCCTGGAAGGCGAAATCGCCGATGGCGCCCGGCAGACTGCCCCAGATCGCCACCGCTGCGTCATAGGCCCCTTGGAAGATCGCGGCCGTCCGGTCGCCGAAGCTGACAACGCCTGCGATGGTGCCTTCCAGGGCCGAGAGACCAGCAGCCTTCAGCCCCTCCCACCCGGCCGCCATCCGCGCCAGCGTCGCGTCGAGCGACAGGCCGATGCGGGACCAGACCTCGCGGGCCAGATCGCCCAGCAGGCGAAACGCCTCGCCCACCCCGCCAACCCGGGTCACCAGCTGCGAGAATTGATAGACCAGCTCGCCCGCGCCGACGATCAGCGCGCCGATGCCGGTGCGGATCAACGCGCCGCGCAGAAAGACCAGCGCAGTGGCGAAGCCGCGCACCGAAAGGGCGGCTGCGGCCATGCCAGCGACCCAGCGACCCGCCATGACGGCGGCGAACGTTGCCGCGTAGGAGGCAAGTCGGCCGAGGTTGCCGATCAGCTTATCGATGGCCGATCGCAGGATCCCGCCATCGGAGGCCATCGCCACGAAGGCATTTGCCAGCGCCTCGATGGTCGGGGCGACGGCGACGGCGATGCGGTTGCGCAGGCCATCGAAGACCAGCGACACCGTGCCGAGTGCGAGTTGCGTACGGCGCAGGGCTTCCAGCGCATCACCGTCCAGAACCGCACCCAAATCGGAGGCCTGGTCGCCAAGCCGCGCCATCTCGGCCCCACCATTGCGCAGGAGCGGCAGGAGGCGGGTCGCGTCCGAGGCCATGGCCTCGAGATAGAAGGTCATCTCCTGCTGGCTAAAACCCGCCCGCTCCAGCGTGTCGACGTAAAGTTGCAGTGCCTCCGGTCCCGACAGCCGTGCGAACTGGTCAGCGGTGACACCGACCCTCGGGGCCACGTTCTCGAAGAAATCCGCCATCGGCCCGCCGCCGGTCTGCAGGAAATCCCCGACCCGGTCGTTCACGTCCTTCAGGATATCAGCCAGCTTCTCCTGTTCAATGCCGACTGTCCGCGCCCCGGCCGACCAGCGTTGCAGCGCATCGGGTGTTGCATTGGCGACCTGCGCGAACTGCCGGATCTGCGCGGCACTCTCGGCGGTGGATCGGACGATCAGGCCGAGCGAGGCTGTAGCGGCCGCCGCGGCGGCCCCGAGGGCAAGACCTGCACGGCGCGCGAAAGCGGCCAGCCGGGTGTTGGCCAGTTCCATCTCGCGCGACAGGCGGCCAAAGCCGCGTGCTCCGGCCTCGCCGACACCCTCCAGTTCGGCGCGCACGCGCCGTCCGCCCTCCGCCACGAGGCGGACGGAGACCTTCTTTTCAGCCATTCCGGCGTCCTTCCATCTGCTCGTTCAGTTTGCGCACCATCACCGCCTCGATCTCGGGCAGCAGTTCGGCGGCGATCAGCGCGTTGACGCCCAGCGCTTGCGCCAGCGCGAGGGCGGCGCCCATGTCCCATCCGATGACGGCCCCCGGCGCGATGCGCAGCTGGCCGCCGAGGCGCTGGGTCAGGTCCCAGACCTGCCAGCCCTCGACGGTTTGCGGCCGGTTCAGTCTTGCGGGGCAGTCGGGGCAGGGGCCTGCGCAGGCCGCGCAGTAGCCGTCGCCCCCGCCGAAGGACCAGTCGGCGAGGGTGCGGAGGCGTTTTTTTCCTGATCCAGCATCAGGCCGCGGGCGACGTATTGCGCCTGGAAGGCCTCGAAGACGGGCCAGATTTCGAGAAGGGCGTCGATCCCGGCCGGGCTGACGGGCACGAGGTTGCCGTCATCGTCGCCGACACCTTCCCAATCCAGCAGCGCGCGGCGGGCGACGGCCTTGGCCATGGCCAGCGCCATGTCCTCCTGGCTTGATGCCTCCGACAAATTGTCGATCAAGGGATCGGCGCGCGCCGAGACCATCAGCGCGGTGGTGAGAGGGGCCACCAGCACGCGAAGGCCGGGCAGCAGGTCCAGCCATTCGGGTCGGTTCGAAAGGTTCAGTCGGATCATGGTCAGTATCCCGTGACGGTGTTGACGAGGACGGCGGTGCACATGCGGGCGGGGCTGGTGGCTTTGGCAGCCTGCCAGTCGAAGGTGGCCTGGATGCCTTGCGGCCCGGGGATCTCGATCCGCGGGACCGGCAGGTAGACGGCATGGGCCGTGAAGGTGAAGCTGGCGTTCGCGCCGAGGCTGTAGGCAAACTCGAGCTCGCAGGGCGTGCCGTCGATGGCCTGGGTGACGAGGGCGCTATCGGCGAAACGCACCTCGATCCGGCCGGTCAGTGCCGCCATGCCGGGATCGGCACCCTCGATCTTGCCGTCGTTGCGGATGGTCTCGATCCGGTCGAGGCCGTTGGCATAGGTAATCTCGGCCGAGACGACGTTGCCCAGCGCCGTGCCGTTGCGCTTCACCACGCCGTTGAAATGGCCGAAGCGCTGAAGGCCGAGCGCGGTCGGCGTGCCCGCAGCCGTAGTGGCAGCGATGGCCTCGCCCTGCGCGATCAGCCGGGCGGTGGCGGTCAGCAAGCCTGAGCGGCTCATCTGCCAGCTGAGCTGGTCCATTACGCAGCCCGCATACATCGCGAAGCGCGGCACCTCGGGCATGGCCACCTCGATGGCCATGGAGGGCAGGGTCCAGTTGCCCGATTGGAACGTGTGGGTCTTGGGCGTGGTCCCCGTCGTGGTCGGGGCGCCGAAGGCCGCCTTCAGCCAGAAGCCGAAGGCCTCGACGTCGATCGGCACCACCACCTCGCCATCGGCGGTGACGGCGTCCTTGATGGGTACCAGGGGATCGCGGCCGTAGCCAAGCAATTCCGAATTCAGCAGCGGCTGTTCCGCGCCCAGCGTGGTCCGGGCGAAGGGCATCAGCCGGTAGCCGCTGGCGGGTGGGGTGCCGTAAACCGTCTCGAACGCAAGCGCCATCTGCGCCCGCGCGCCGTGTGCGCGTGCCATTGGGGTCTCCTTTGATGCTGGGTGTCAGCCCAGAGGGCCGGTCGTGGTGTAGTGCAGGACGACGGTGATCACCGCCGCCTTCAGGGCCGCCGCGCCCTCGACGGGCAGATCGACCGAGGCTGGGGCATCAGGTTCGACCCAGTCGCAAAGGCCGCCCAGCGTCCGGTCAGCTTCCAGCGCCGCGCCGATGGCGGCGATCAGGTCATCGAAGGCGCTGGCCCGGTCGGTGCCAGCCTGGACGACGACCTCAAGTTCTGCCCGGTGCTGGTAGTGATAGCGCAGCGGCGACAGCGTCACCTCGGGTTCACCCGGCTGGCCGTCGCGCAGGATGATCGGCCCGGCCGCGGGGATCCGCTCGGGCAGCACCTCGTCACGCAGGGTGAGGGCGACAAGCGGTTGCAGCCGCGCGTGCAGCGCGGCGAGGACGGTTTCGCGGGTGGTGGGCATCTTTGGTCTGTTCCAACGGAAATAGCCGGTGGTCGCGATTCCTCCGAAGCACGGGGCAACGCGCGTTTCGCGGCGTGAAGACCAGAAAGTCAGATTTGGTTGAGCTTGCTGCTTTTCATCGGGATTTCGAACATGGCGCCGCCTCCGACCAGATCGGCTTGAGTTTCTATGGTTTCCCATAGCGCCATCAGGCGTTCCATCTGCTTGGTCAGTTTGGCCTTTTGTAGACCTGACGCGAGAAAGAACCCCACCAGCTTCGAGCTCATGAAAGCCTGCTGTTCAGCCTTGTTCTTCGCAATCCGGCGGTCCCCTGAGATGATGACCCAATGGCCCTCGGCATTCAACGCCCCGATCCACTCGGTATCCTTGACCGCGGGGCCGAACTTTTCTCTCAGATGCACGACTTCGTGTTTTCCAGCGAAAAGGGCTGCGAGCGCTTTCGCCATGGCCATAGGAAGGTTTTCATCGACCATCACCTTCAAGCGGCCATCAGCTCCTCATGGAATCTGACCGCATCCTGGACCACCGACTTCTCAACTTCGTACATCGCCGCCACGCGAGAGACGGAGCCTTCCGCTTTGACGGATTCCGCGAGGACAATCGTTGGGACACCGGATGCCGACGCAACTGGCTGGCCGAAGGATCTTGTGGGATCGACGACAATGCTGTCCTTACCCCGATAAGGCCTCCACCGCGTTACGATGTCACCTTCCAGGTCCAGATCCTTGAAGCTCTGCTCGACAACCTGCTTGAAGACATACTGCTTGGCCTTCAGATCAAGCAACTTAGGCTCAGCCGAGGCATCAAGGCTGTCGAGGAAGATCGTGCGCCCATCGGTCCGGAAACGACCAGATGAAAAGGGGCGATCCGTTTGTATGCACTGCCGAGCATATTCAAGGCAGTTCCGAACAGCCTTCAGCCCAATCCCATTGTCAAGGAAAGCCCGTACGAAACGAAGTTCGATGAGGTCGCGAAAGCTCAGTTCGATTTCATCGTCAATTTTGGGGATGTCTGGTTTCCAGAGCGGTGCAACGTGCTGGATTTCGTCATTTTTCTTGTAGCCATAGCCATCGAGCCACCTCCGCAGTGTCCGCGGTGGTGCCTTAAGGAGCTGCGCTGCATCGGCCACAGAGTACAGGCCGACCCCAACGAACTCGTGTATGGGCGTGTGTCGGTTCATCGTTTCAGGTTGTAGCGACGCTGCCGCGGGAAGCAACAGGAATGCTTGGGCAAGGCGATGCTGAGGAGGCGTTGCGATGGATTACCTCCCGATCAGGTCGCTGTGTGCTTAGCGACTGGCCCCAAACCACCCCGCCACAATCCGCCCCGGAACGCCGTCGATGACCCGCTCGGCATCCCGCGCGAGATCCAGCCGCTTGCGCAGCTTGACCTGT